GGTAAAGTTACCCGCAATATCATGAACGAATAGACCGCTGGCGTTATTCGTAACAAGTCCAGAAATATCAGCGTTAAACCCTGTGATTTCAGACCCATCAATAGGCTTTATTAAATTCGTTCCTATATCCACTTGAGCCTGAATAGAATAGTTGTTCTGCTCTAAGGTAATAACTCCAGCTACTGCTGCGGGAAAATCACTCACAGACTGCACAATAACGAGGTTAGGTATACTGCCCGCCGCACCTGAGATGATTAAATCATCACCGCTCTCTGTTACTGAAATACCACCCGTACCTGTTAGGGTTCTATATTCATATTGAGCAGCCGCAATGTCCTTTATAACCTCGGCACCAGTACCTGTTTGAATAACATCTTGGCTGATTACAAGATTTTCATTAACGTCTAAGGTGACATCAATGCCTGCTCCTTCCAACAGAGAGCGGATATTGTTGATAAGACCTTGTTGATCTAATACGTTATTACCCGTACCGACACTGCGAATATCAGCTAATTGGTATTGAGCAGCGTAGTTATCCTGTGAAATCGTAACATTCTCATTGCCACCCTTTAGAACATTGAGTCGAGCCGTACCAGTTAGACTGGTCACTTGATTCATTTGACTCCATTTCTTACTCATTACCAGACTCCTGCACTATAAAATCATTATTTTCATCAAGAATTTGATTAGTCTCTTCGCTATAAAAGTAATCGTTAAACCGCCCGTTATCTTCATTACCTGAACCAATGGGAAGCGTAGAAGGCTTACACGCCGCACCTATACCAATGGAGAGCTTTCTTAATGTTCTGAGGGAATTATCTGCTTTGTTCGGAAGATCAACCGGAACAGGACTTATATCAAAGGGAGTGATTAACTCCATTGCAAGGTTTAGCCGCATACCTCGTAAAGCACCAGAAGGAACTGTTATCTCATCACCTAAGTCTGAGACTTCGGTATACCCTAAATTAATGCCTCTAACCGCATAATCGGCCATCAAGTCGTTAAGATAACGGATGCCTAACTGAGTCTCACTAGCACCTAAAGGCTGTTCAGCCGATTCAACCAGGGCTTCTTGTAGGCTATCACGTATCAATACGCCCGCTGTTGTCATGGTGTGCCTCTGCTATCTCGATGGCTTCTTGGATCAACTCATGATGAGAAAATCTATCATCAAGCAATACTTTAAATCTATCGCTCACGTACTGGATTAGATCAGATACATCTTCAAACCCTAAGATCTGATTAATATCCCATTGTTTTGAACCTAACTTGCCGTGACCTTTTACTGAATTCATAAAAGAAAAAGGGGGAATTTCACCCCCTTAGTTGGTTAAGGTACGCCAAAACCCTTACCAGCAAACAATGGATTCATTGCCGAGAATGCTGGCAACAGATCAACCCGATAAAACTGGGTATTCGCTGTAGAGTTGGAGTCCTTGGTTACACGGATTGAGATACCATCTTCAGTTTCCGCAGTCGTATCAGTCGCTGACAACTTAGGCAAGCTAACCGTACCAACAGCATACGCATTTTCATGGTAAAACAACTGGTTTTGGTAGGTCGTATCAATCACACCTAAGATAGTAAACGCATCACCCGAGACTAGCGGAGCCGAGATATTGGTATACTGCGAATCAGGAACAACTGAACCAAAGATGGCCGCATTTGTTACCGTGATTGTTACCTCACCACTACCATCAGTGCTACCGCCTGTTACAACAGTACAACGCCATTTAAGTGGAGCACCAGCTGCACCAAATGCAGTATTACGAGTCTTCACATTCACATATGATCTAGCGTCTGCACCTGTACCGGTAAACTCAAGAATATCACCAGGGCGCAAAGCGTCCGTGATGTTTATTGTCAAGCCGGTTAGGGCAAGCGTTTGAATCATTGTATCTTTGTGAGTGTCGTAAGTTGCATCTGGAGTAGCATCTAACGTACCAGAAGAGTTACCTGCGTCGGCACCTGCTTGGTAAGTAGACATACTATTAGACATCAAGGAGCGCAATCCACCGAAGTTACCAGAGATTTGCGCATTCTCCCAAGCCGTTCTAACCAAGCTATCAGCCGATGTTAATCCTGACTGAGCATCTGCTAGGTTATTCTGACTAAAGGGGTTCATTGCATAGTACGAGTTACCTGCACTCGGCACGCCGATAGACTTCATCAAGGCACCTGCGCCACTAACATCTGACCACGCATCAACAACTGTTCCAGGCGTACCATACGATAGCCCTGAATTAATATTCATGAAGTTGTTTAGGTTGGTTTCAAAGGTGGTAACTAATTCCTCAGCCGCTGGCGCAATAATCTCGCGCAATTGGTTAAGTTCAAGAGCTTCCTCTTTGTTCGTCCATTCGATATCGACTGTGATGTAATTCTGAACCGTTGCTGCTGCTCGACCTGAGATTAACTCATTCCGATTTAAGCCGGTAAGATCACCAGTTGTCGTTTCTTTGGACTTGTATTGATGAGGCCTTTTAAGGAAAACCACATCGCCGGTCATAGGACTGTGAAGCCCTTGGATTATTTGAGTATTAACCGTCTTTGTCAGAACACGATTCTTCTCAAACTCGTCTGTAAAAATTTGGGCAACTACCTCACTGGTGTTGCCTGTTACGTCATTAGCCATGAGCTAAGCCTCCGATTAGCGAGGCTCCTATTTAAACGTGGCTCCCGTGGCATACTGCATGATGCCGTTAGTAGGAGCTTTACCGCTACCACTTAGCGTTTCCGCAGGTGGTGGAGCACTCGGTACTTTAGGTTTACTCAGGCTTTGAGACATTACATTAAGTTTGATAGCTGCATTCATTGACGTCATACCTGCAATTTCTTGCAACTGTAGCGGGTTTTTAGCTAGCTCAATGGCTAGCTTTGGCCCCGCCTTATCGGTCAATAGAAAATCTGCCACCTCTGGCGATACACCCGAACTTACAACCACGTTAACCGCGTTGTTAAGCGTCGGCATATCTAAACCATCACTTTGGGCATTACCCTGAAAAGTATTTAACTTCTCTTGCTGGGCAATCTCCACTGATTGTTTCAAAGCCTGCTCGTTTTGCTCGACTTTGGCTGTATGGGTTGATTGACTCTTCAGAAAATCTTCTCGCCTTTGTTGCTGGGCGGTAAACTCATCTGGATTATCAATGGCCAAATCTGCTGTCGGTGCCAAAACCTCTACAGGTTTCGACGCGTTAAGCGCCTCTTGTCGTAGCTTTTGGGCTGTATCTTCAGATTGCTGGAGTTGTGCTTGTAGCTCCCGCTCTCGATCACGCCCCTTTCGAGTGATTTCTCCCATCCTGGCCTTAACCGCTTCTGTTGGTAAGGTGTCAGAATTATCGAAATCCAAATAAGTGCTTTCTGCTATCGGTGCAATTGGTGCCTCGGCCGGATCAGGGCTTACAGCATTTTCTTGCTGATTTGCTTCGCTCATAGTATGCCTTTATCAAATTGATACGCTTAGTAGTCAAAATCTATTATGGTTGATTCCTATTGAGTAGGCAAGGTTTCTAATACCTGCTCTGTCACCTCATTACCTATCTCCGCTTGTTGTACCGCTGCCTCCATAGCATTAGGGCCAACTAACTGATCGACTCCCATACCCTCACGCCATGCCTTAAACCCGTTCGCTAGCTCTGTAAGGGTTTCGGCTTGCTTCTTCAGTACATCAAACTGCTGTGATTGCTGTTCAAGCATTAACTCGGCAGCGTCTTTACTCTGGCTGGCTTGCTGATCTTCTGCTTTAAGCTGCAGCTTGGATGCTTCCAGTTGTAGCCTTAAATTATCATTCTCAGCATTCATTAAATCAGCATCACCCTTTTTACTCTCAGCTTGAGCTAATACCATCTCAGGAGTTGGCTCTTTAGGTTGACCCGCCGCCTCTTGTAATTGAGCTTTTTCCTCATCAGTCAATTGAGACTTTGGAATCATACCTTGCTGCAGATTCAATGCTCTTGCTCGCTCAGCTACAAGATCCATACCAGGGGAATTGATATTGCCCGCTAGAATGTCAGAGTTTTGTCTAATAATATCTGGGTCGACCTGGCCTAGCTCAACAATAGCTCTTGCTGTCTGACTCTGACGATTCTTGAACGCTGGGCCAATCTCACAGGTAACATCATATTTACCTATGGATAGATCAATAGGTTCTATAGCCTCACCTGATTGTTCGTCAATGATTCTCTGACCATTAATAGAGACCATTTCAAATGAACCATCCTCATTAAGGATTCTCATTTGCTGTTCTGTGTCGTATACACTGGGGATAGCATCAACCAAGATCTTACCCGTGTAACATTTGGCTATTCGGGTGCCTTCAAAGTATTCATACGTGCCCGTCTGCCCTCTGTTCTCCAGCCTTTCTAAAGCAACACCAGACTGTAAGCCTGAATTGTTCTGAGGATTAACACCAAACAAGCCAGCACTTCTTTCAATGCCTTGCTCCATATTCGATATAAGCTGTTGAGAGGCTGGGTTTACCGCTGTACCGCCCATAAAACGTGGGCCTTGTGGGTTTTCTGCATCAGGTGTAAATAATTGAACAGGGTCTGAATTAGTGTTTAATGTCTGTAATTCTGCCTCTTGGTCTTCGGCGTTCTTATCTGTCAACCAGTACTTAGCGCGTGGACTGAAGGCAATATCTTCTACTTCTTTCGATCCGGCATAGTTTAATACACGCTGCTGATCGATTAACTTTTCAATAGCACCTCGATATAAGACTTTGTTCTCAGACACAGAGAAGTGAGCAAACACCGGCACAATGGGGATTTGTTTAAATACCGAATCGCTAATGTCACTCAACCAACGCGAGCCATCGTATAGCCGAGACTTAATCTCCATCACATTACGTTCGCGAAACTTCAAAGGACTGCCAACTATCGCTTCAAGTTCATCGACAATCTTTTCATTATCGATAACAGCGCCGGCTTTTAACTGATGCTCAGGAATGTCAACAGGAATCAACCACAGTTTCTTTTTGGTCTTCTGCTTATACCAAAGCTCTCCAACGGTCACACCTTCACGCTTATAGTGATACAAATCAAAGGATCTGTCTTCACTAACACTCATTGCTGTTGGTGTTGTTTTGATTCGATCTGATATAGATGATCTTTCAAGTTTTATATCAGGGTCTAAATCCTGTGATTCTTTGAGATCTTCTAGCAATCGATCATAGGCATCTAATGTAATATTCTGTAACACGTTGATGTGATTGGCATCTTCACCTGTTTGCTTCTCAAAGCCCTGATCTAGCCACACCCTGTCGACTGCATTAGGTATGTTCTCAATGATAAGGTCTTGATTGAATGAATCACCATCAACCCACGCTTGCTTAACTCTCCAAGCACCAAACCCTGACCGGATGATCTTCTTACCGTTGTGGGTGTAGACTTGATTGGCTTCAGAGATTGTCTCAATGTTTCTAACAATCCCGTCAAATGTCTTAGCTAGCTCTTTAGTTGCATCACCACCAGCAGGACGAACACGAATATCAAAATCATTCTGGGCCATCTCTCCCCAAATAGCTTCAACTACTGGGCTGCAACGGTCAAAGGTGTAACGAGGACGGTTAAAGCCATCAAACTTCTTGATGATTCTAGGCTCCCACTGGCCATCAGGCTTATCTAAGAAAGCTTCTACTTCTCGGACTTTCTCGCGTCGATCCTTATCCGCACCCTGATCAGCTGCAAGACTGTTTAATACTTCTGTGTGATCTTCATAGTCAATCATGCGCAATCATACCTTATCTTCTTGGCTTTAAATCTAGCTGTAGGAGGCTGGAATAAATTCATCATCATTGCATCATACATATTCGGTGAGTCAATCCCCAACCTCTTCATGTCTTGCTTGCTCATAATCTGTATAAGGCCAGTGTTATTGGGCTTTCTTGGCACCCTGCACACCTCAGATCGGAGCCTGTCAATCTCTTCTACACCATCAGAATCAATGCTAATCATGTCATCAGGGTCTACATATTCACCCCTCACAACACATCGATAGGTATTATAAAACAAATCAGCTAAACGTGTAGAGTACTGGCTTCTATTGTTCTTGAACGTCTCACTATAGGTCTTGGCTTGTGCCTTATCTTCATCAGTAGGCAGGTAAATATCATCTGCGTTATCCTGGCCGCTCCCTGACAGTGAGCCTCTAAACATATGATATTGGGTTTTAGTGCCTGAAAATGCCTGAGAGATTTGAAACTTTAAACCTGCTCCCATTCCATCGCCATCCCATACAAACCAATCCGCACCATCTTTGATAGCCTCATCAGTGGCCCAGCGGCAACCCTCGTCAATCTCACCAGAGGTCTTTGCCATTATCTTTTTAAAGATGGCGCCATGCCTTAATGAATAACCTTTAGCATCATGCCCGCTATCGGATGGGTCATGGCTGGCAATCTTGGCTCCATGCGGTTCAAATACCTTCTTTAATCTATCGATCTTGTGAGCATCAACAGCCGCATCAAACCACTCAGACCGGATGATAGAGTCTTCTACTTCATCCATGTAATGCCCGAGCCACTTATGGTCGTATCCAGCTTGGGATAATCTCGACTCATCATCCTTTCTTTCTTCTTCAAGGCCCGAAGCTTCAAACCATTCTTGAGGCATATCGGTATAATTCATCTGAACAACCATTATATGGTCGTCTTCATAGTATCCGGTTTTCTGTAAATCTCTTTCTGCCCTGGCCAGCCACTTTTGGGCAACCGCGCCTGTTCTAGCGCCACGATTCATTGTGATGATGATCTCAGGCATCTTGACATCTTCGCCCGCTATCTTCCTTTCAGCGTCTTTAGCGTTCAAACGAACTGAGGCTGTTAACACTCTCAACGTATTAGCTGAAATGTCTTCACCCTCTTCAATCCACAACCCATCAACACCGGATAACGTAGACTTTAAACTGGTTATGTTTCTAGCCAATCCCCTATAGAACGTCCGTCCTCCTGATTTATGAGTAATAGAGGTTTTAGTGTCTTCAAATCCCTCAATCTCCAATCTGGATATTTCATCCAATATGGTTCTGTGTACTGATTCTTCAATACTGTTCTGGTTCTCCCTTGCACAGCACCATAGCTTGCCTGCCGTTAGTTGAGCACCAACATAATCAGCAACGCCAGTGGACTTGGTTGAGCCGCGACCACCGACAATAATCTTAATTCTTTTTGATTTCGTAAAGATGGGGTATAGGTTTTGAACGTACTCGATCTTAATCCGCTTCATGGGTAGAGCCTACCGGAACAAATTCGAAAACGGAGTCAATTTGAATAGAGCCTCCATTAGCTCCTGTAAGCTCCTGCTTGGAGCTTTCTGAATAGCCGTGATTGGCTAGCGCAAGCTTAACGATCGTTGGATTGAAGTCGTTTGTAAGCCCTTTATGGATAAGATTAAGCTCTTGTTCGGTATTGCATAGAGCTAACGTGTCCGAGAAATCTTCATCTGTTTCAGCCCACTTGTAAAGTGTTGATTTTGCTACCTTTAATATTGAGGCCATTCCTACTGCGCTGGGTAGTGGATGTTCGTGTACCGTTTCATAGTTCCCTATGTAATCTAATGCCATCTTCCTCATCTCATCATTGAGCTTGGTTGGTCTACCTGCGGGCATATTATTCTTTCTCTCCAGTTGGCCCCATAAACA